GCAGTTGCTGAAGTAAGAGCAATCTTGCCATATGCAAGTGTGTCTCCTTCTGCAGCCTGCTCTGCAACATCAAGTGTGTTGCTGTCAAGTACTGGATATTCAACATTGTTTCCTTCTGCAGGAAGTGCTGCTGAAGAAAGAACATTAAATGTTGGGCGTCCTGCATTTAGAATGCGGACAGTATCAGATACCCAAGCGTTCTTTACGATTGAGTCTGAAGTTGTTCCACCTGTGAAATCACGGTATAGAGCAAGAGCATCATCGTCGCCCTTTGCTACAGCCTTTACGAATTCACCATAGGAACGGAATTGTGGAGTAGAAACTTCTACCTTAGATGTTGCAATAACATCAAGACGGCGTTCCAACTCTTCTGCATGATTACGAACTTCTTCAATTGCTGAAGTGTAATCAGGTGTTGTATTTTCCATGGATTTATCCTCCTGATTGTTTTCTTCTCTGACTGAAAGTACTTCAGCCTTGTCATATGCAGGGAAAGCGACTAAAGAAACTTCTTTAAGGTCAACTTTCTTGCGAATGATTGTGTTGTCTTTCTTTTCATCAATAACTGGAATGAACCCTACTGAAAAAGAACGGATTGCTCCATCCTTAACTAAGTTAAGTGTTTCATTTCCCAATGATGTTTCTGAAATCTTTGCTCTAATTAATAGGCCATTTTCAGAATCTTCCATTTTTGTAACAAGACCAATAATTTCTTTGTGGTCTCTAAACAATTTAACATCTGCGTTAAGATCAACTGCACCTTGTGCAAATTGTTCTCTCATACCGCCACCAATGTCAATTGTGTCATTATATGGAACAGCGATACCTTCAACAGTGCGTTGTTCAGTATCAGTTGCTCTAATTTCAAATGAGCGTCTAATAATATTTTCCATATTCATTACTCCATTTTAGTTGGTTTGTTGACTAGCATCCATTTGAGGCATATCTTCCATGTCTCTAATTTCTGCAACTGTCAAGAACTTGTTAGTCAACCAATTGCATATGCTTCATATCTTGTCTTTTGGCTTGGACGCAAGAATTCTGTTAGATTAAATTCTGCGTGTTGGCCACGAGGCAATAGATCAGAAATAGCCTGTTCAATACGAACAATATATTGCTGTAAACCATCATCATATAGTTTGATGCGGTCTTCATTGCCATTTACATATGTCATTCCTTGTCCTTCAATTGACATGCCCATATACATTGCAGGAACACCAAACATATTTGCAATCTGACGAGTGATATATTTTTGGTTTTCCAAGAATTGAGCCTGTTCTGGATTAAGTGCAATTGAATCATACTTAAGTCCAGATGATAAGACAGCAATACTTCTTTCTTGTTGAGATTCAATGAAAGCATCTTTATTTTGCTTTGCTACCTCGCTAGAAAGAAACTCTGATGTTGTTAATGTTCCAGTTGGAACTGCAGCGGTACGGAACCAGTTATCTGCATAATTGTGTAAGTCTAATGCTGAACGAAGCACTGACTTGTGTCTTTGAATTGGTCCTTCACCAAGAAGTGCATCTGATGCAATCTTTTTCCATAACTTAATATGAACAATGTCTCTTGATGTATATCTCTTTGAACCAATTTGATAGAAAATCACACCATTGCTATCAGCCTGAACTGAAATATTTGATGGATGTATGTTCTTGATATTTACAATGCCACGAGGATTTCTTTGAACTAACCAAAATGCATTTCCTGTTGTAGCCATGTGAAATAAAGTTGTACCAAGCCATTCAGATTGAGAAACATTGTTTTCAATATCTGGATAATCAAGCCAAGCAGGATTTGATAGTTTATCTTCTCCACGCATTACATTGATTGGAATTTGCATAATTGCAGTTTCAAGTACTGAAATTGCTCTGCTGACAGGAACTAATGTAAGTGCACTTGATTCTGTAACTACAATTGCTTCTCTTGATGGTGCAGACATTCCACGATTTTGTGTATCAGGAACAAATGGTTCAGTTACATCTACTGCGTAACCAAGTCTTTCAACTATTCTGTCTCTAAATCCCATTATGTTCTCCTTTAAAAGACCATCTGTGTTGGTTTAACTTGTGTTTCAACAAACCAAATAGCCAATACTGTTGCAATTGCTGCATCAACTTCAGTTCTTCCATCTTTACGAGCGATTCTCCATGAATCACCGCTATTTTTACGAACTGCCTGCTGCATTTGCATGGAAACTATGTCATCTTTTGGATGAATAATCTCCTTATTTGTTATTCTACTATATGCGTTATTTGATGCAAGAATCAAATCTTTATTTGATGTAAATTGTACTCTTAAACCCCTTTGTTTTAATGCAGCACCTAAATCATCTAATACATTTGAATCCATAATAAATGTTTTGCCATATTTTGCTAGTTTCAGACATGCTCCAATTACCTCATCCATATTAGTATTATTAAATGATGCTACCAATTCAGTAGCAGTCTTTCCATTTTCTAATACTTCTGCTGTAACAATTGAACAATATTCCCATCCTGGAGTACGATCAATAGCAAAGACCTGTGGTGTATTTGGTCTACCATTTTCAAGATTTACCCATGCTCCTACTGGAATCCAAGCATTCATACTAGATACAAATTGATTTAATCTATACCGTCTGGCATCAGGTGCAGGCATTGTTGCTAATTCATTTTTAACTGCCTCCCAATCTAGGATGCCAGATGCTAGTTGAGGGTTAGCACTTCTTACTGCTTCCTCGTCATCTAATGCACATCCCTTTGGTGCTTCCCAGCAGAAGAATCCAAATCTCTCTAAGTCTTCCTGTCCTTCAATAGCACTATGTCCACGAGTATATAGATTCTTTAATAACTCTGATGTGTCATCACCTGCTGTAGTAATACCAATCGTTATGCCATCTGGACGGGTAGCAGATCCAAGAGCCATCGCAGTCCATACTTCTTCCTTGGCCACATGTAGTTCGTCAAAGATAACCATGGATGGATGCAAACCTTGGGCGGTAGCAACATTAGAACCAATAACTTTATATATACCTTGCTCATCTTTCGTATAAAGTCCACGATGTTCTGTGCTTCTTGTAAAGAAATGTCCCAATAATTCAGATGAATCTACCTGATGTTTTAGGCGTTTATATACGATTTTAGCCTGGTCTGCAGAGGCTGCCACAGAGATAACTTCAGGTGCAGGCTCATGTAGAAGCATGCCATATAAGGCCAGAATAGCCCCTAGGAGGCTCTTTCCATTCTTTCTGGGCATGGATATTACGACCTGCTTATATCGAAGTCTACCAGCCAATCTATGACCTTCTGGATACCTTTCTAGGGCAGCCCTAATAAGCCATTTTTGCCAGTCTGTAAGTTTTAATATCTGATCATTCTTTTCTGGAAGTTTCCATAAAGCCTCAACAATATTAATAATCTTATCCCCATCAGTAGGGAAATTATCACTTAAAGGCTCTGTAAAATGTGTGGGGTACCAATTAGCCATTTGCTATTGCAGCCAACATATCAGCAGGAGATAAATCTGCTGCCTTTCTATTATTCAATAGTCCTAGGTTTGCTAATAAGGCAATAAGGATTGGTGCTGATTGATGTCTTTTATCAGGATTAGCATCTATTGTTTCTGCTAGAAGGACTGCTTGTTTTGCTGCTCCTAGATCTTCAATAGATAGCCAGGTAGCCTTAGATATTGATATTCTGACTGATTCTGCCAAAGTCATATCTAGATTTAATGGTTCATTTACTGCTGATACATCCCTTAGACCTCTAGGACCTTGATGTATACCTGTTCTTGTCATATATTTCTCCTTTTACTATTTTTTGGTTTATATTTTGTTTGATACTCTATCAGGGTTCCCAAACCAAATAAAAAAAACATCAAACATTTATTTTCTACCAAACCTTTATATCCCTATATCCCCATATCCCTCATATAGACCATATAGTGTTTGTATATAGAGTGTTTGATATCAAGAGTGATTCCTTTATACCGCCCCCTACCCCCCCTACTTGACAAACCTTTATATCTATGATATGGGGGATATGGGGCATATGGTGGTTTGTCCAATATGTGGGATAGGTGTCTCACTATTTGGACAGGGGCTAAGGCCCTGCTACTGTAAGTATTATATCCAAACCTCATATCCAAACCTTTAAACCACCTATCCAAACCTTTAAACCTCATATCCAAACCCTATCCAACATATATCTATTCATACTTCTTGTTCCAGTATCTCATTCTTATTAATGTCTTATTCTGTCTACCGCTGTTACATTTGACACATGAAGGTAAGAGGTTTTCTATTTCATGCCCTCCCCCTTTGGAGACAGGGACTATATGATCAGCAGTAGTAGCAGGGTTAGAACAGTAATGACATGTCCAGTTGGCTGCATCTAATACCGCCTTCCTATTACGCTTATACTCTGCTGTAGCGTATGGATTCTTCTTAGTCATACTGATTCCACCCATCCAATTTCTTGGGTCTTCCCCTCTTCTTCACAGCATTGTTCTCTATATCCACAGGTTCCACATGCTCTACAGTAGTACACAATTCTTCTGTTGATAGAGGCTCCCTCGCTAACAATCTCTCTGTTCTTTCCCATACTTCTGGATAATCTTCCCAATAGAAGGCTAACTGCCCTATATTAACCAAGTCAAGAAGGTGAGGAGCACAAAGATTGCCGAAGTCATCATGATAGTAATAAGCATTCTGACTGCACCGTTGGCATTTACTAGGTCTGTTAGTCGTTTTATGCTTGTTGAGATAGTAGGTAGGTCCATCTTCTGGTCTACCAATCTTTGGTGGGCGTCCATGTCTACCTTTGACTCTTTCATATCTACCCGTTCCTATTCCCCTGCTCTTCGTCATAATGACTAATTCTATCAGAAATC